AAAGTCACGGAGGGCGTGTGGAAAAAACAATCACGTTAGAGGATGATCCGATATTCCGGCGTGCCGCGCACTATAACGACAAGATGAATTATCCGGTCACGCCCCCGCTGGAGCAACGCGCCGCCGCCGTGCGCGACATCATTCTGGAATCCGTGATGCTTGGCCGGCTGGACAAGACCGACCTGCGGATTATCGCGGCGCGCGATTGCTCCCCGATGCCAAACACCCGTGCTGTAGCTCGTCAATTACATATTCCGCGCCGCACCGTCCGCCGCCGTATGGCCCGCATCCAAAGCCTGATAACACAGGTATTTTCCGCAGATTCCCGCCGATGAACGGCCCATTTTCCCCTATAAGTGGAAAGGGGGATGGTGTGCAAGCCAAAAATCTAACCACTAAAAAACTGCCACAATCCATCCCTTTCCGATTTTAAAGGGGATGAAATGCTCAATGCTGGTTTTCTTCCGAGTCGTATCATTGCCGGGGAAACGATATGGCTGTCGGCTGATAACTCCACGCAGACCGGCGAAGATTTAATTTTCACTGACTATACCCCTGCCGGTGGATACACACTTGCCTATCAGTTTGCCGCCGCTGTCCCGCTTAGTGTGGCCGCTGTTGCCAACTCCGCGAACACCGGCTGGACCCTGACCGTGACCGGCGCCCAAACGCTTTTGTGGCGTCCCAGCACAATCCAGTTTGCCGGATTAGTTACGCATACCGCGTCAAGCCGTATCTTTGCCGTGGATGAAGGCGCAATCGAAGTGACTGTTTCCCCGATGGCGACATCCGAGTATGCCGCCACTCTTGTTGCAATCGAAGCGGCAATCCTCAGTTATGCCACGGATCCGAACAGAAGCGTTGCGCTGGACGGCATCAATGTTACCTACGGGAGCCTGCAAGAATTGCTCGACTTACGCGCGCTCTACAAGGGCGAAGTTGCCAGCCAAACAGGGAAGCGTATCAAGCGGATTATACGCACGAGGTTTACATAATGTGGCCTTTTCGTAAGCACATTGCCGATGTCACCGCTCCCAAGCGGGCGATTGCCGTCCGAAGCTTTGAGGCGGCACGGGTTGACCGGCTACTTGCCGGATGGCGATGGGATGGCGGGTTTACGCCTGCCGAAATCAGCGGAAGTCTTGCTACCGTTCGTAGCCGGTCGCGCGAAATGGCGAAGAATAATCCGCATTTCAAGCGATGGCTACAGTTAATGGCGGTCAACATTGTCGGCGAAGGGTTTGCTTTGAAGTCCACTCCGCATGATGGATTCCCCGGCAACAAGGATTACCGCCTGGATGAAAAAGCAGCGAAGTTTATTGAGTGGCACTTCTGGCGTTGGAGCATGAACCGCGATTGGTGTGACGTGTCCGGCCGCATGACAGTACCGGAAATGGACCGTCTGAATGTCAAGACGTGGAAGCGCGACGGCGAATATTTCATCCTGATTGAAGATGCACCGTTGCCGAATCCTTACGGTATTTCCTTGCGCGTCGTGCGGTCGGATATATGCGATGAACGATATAATGTCAGCAAACTCCCAAGCGGTAATATTGTCCAGTGTGGCGTGGAAATGGAACCGGGAACACGTCGCCCGGTTGCGTACTACATGCACGCCGGTTCGAATTACACCAATGTTGTTGCGCGAAGCGGCCAACTTGTTCGCATCCCGGCCAGCCGGGTGATTCATGGATTTACAAAAGATGACGAAGCGCAGCCGCGTGGTGTTCCTGCGGCACACGCTTCGATGGTCAAGCTGAAGATGGTCGAGGAATACGATAGGGCCGAATTGACGGCGGCACGGGATGAGGCGTGCAGCGTTAGAACCTATCATGCGCCGAAAGGAAATGACGCAGAAATTGCGGATTTGACGAGTGATGAAAACAAAGACGCCGCAAGCGCGTTGACCGCCGAAAAGGAGCCAGGCCAGAGCGAGGTGCTACCGATTGGATGGGAGTCGGACATCAATACTCCGGCGCATCCAAACCGCGAATTGACGGCGTTCAAAGCGTCCATGTTAAAGGACGTGGCAAGCGGATTTAACGTGGAATACAGCAATTTTGCAAACGATTGGGCGGGCGTCTCGTTTTCATCCGTGCGTGTGGGCACGATTAGCGAGCGCGACATGTATATCACCGATCAAAATGATTACATTGCGCAGAATAAAAGCCCTGTTTTTCGTGCATGGTTGCGCTCGTTCCTGGCTTATTCTGTGAGCGGCGGACTTCCATTATCGAAACATGATAAGTTCAGCGAGCATGAATACCGTGGCCGTCGCTGGATGTGGGTTGATCCGATGAGGGACATGAACGCCGCCCAGAAGGCGGTAGAAAATCACTGGAAAACAAACACCGATGTTGCGGCAGATATTGGGAACGACTACGAAGATAACCTTGAGGTGATGGCGCGCGAAAAGGTATCGAGGGCCGCCCTTGTTAGTAGTGATAATAAGGACGCACTGCCAGTCCTAAACGGGGCACAGATTGCCGCCGCGCTGGAAGTAATACAGAACTATTCAAGCGGGGCAATAGGCAAAGAAGCCGCAATCGCGCTGCTCACGGCGTCTGGCGTACCTCCCGATGCCGCGAGCAACATAGTGGCTAAACAGAAAGTAGCGAAGGAGCTAAAATGAAAAGAAAAAATAACATCGTAAACGCCCCGGAAAAGAACGCCCCCGAACAGCGCAAGGACGGCATGAATATCCGGGCCGCCAGCATCGAATTGATCCGCGCTGAGGGTGATACGCCAGCTTCCGTTCGCATGAGTGTGTCGAGCGAAACGCCGGTGCTTACCTATGCCGAATTTAACGAGCGCTATCAACAAATTTACGAAGTGTTGGATCACGACGAAGGCAGTATTGACATGACGCGGTGCAAGGATGGCCTTGTAATTCTCGACCGCCATTTTGGGGATCAGGTTGGCCTGATGCCGGTGTCAATCAAGGATCGAAAATTAGGAGGGGGCGTAGAGTTTTGCACAGGGGCGCGTGCCCAAGAGATAGCGACAGACGCGGCTAAGGGGCTTCGGCGTAATGTCTCGGTCGGCTACCGAGTCAATGCCGAAAGCTATCGTGTCGAAGGCGACAAGGATGGAATCCCGGTGGTTCGGGCGATGTCCTGGATGCCTTACGAAGCGAGTTTTGAGCCGGTGCCAGCCGATATCAATGTGGGTTACGGACGCTCGGAAAATAACACGGCAGAAAATGCCGCAACGAAAGGGAACAGAGCCATGAAGGAAGAAGTAAAATTGGATGCCGATGCGGTGGTTGAAATCTACCGTTTGGCCCGCGCGTTCGACGTGACGCCCGGCGAAGCTGATGAACACATTAAGAGCGGAAAATCTGTAGAAGATTTCCGCGCTTTGGCTCTTAAAAAAGCCGAAGCCGACAAGGTTGAAACGACCCGCCTACTGGCCGAGGCAAAGACCCGCAAGGTTGAACCTCCGGCCGTGGTGCCGCCGAAAGTGGTGCTGGATAGCCGCGAGCAGGTCGAGGTTGCCAAGCGGTTCAGCATTTTCAAGGTGCTGCGCAATCTGGCCGGTGTCAGCAAAGAGGACATCGGCTTTGAGCGCGAAGTCAGCGACGAGATTGCCAAGCGTAGCGGCCGCAGCGCGCAGGGTATTATGATCCCGCATTCCGCGCCGGTTGGCCTGCGTGCCGATCCCTTCCTCAAGGGCGGCAATGGCAGCAACTTTGTCCAGACCGATTTGCTGATCGGTCAGTTCATCGACGCGCTCCGCACGAAGATGGTTTTGGCAAAGGCCGGTGTCACCACGCTTTCGGGCCTGGTCGGTGACGTGGCGATCCCCAAGGGTGGGGCGATCACGGGCGGATGGGTAGACGGTGAGAATGGTGCCGGGACCGAAGGCAAACCGACTGTGAAGCAGGTCACCGGGACGCCGCACACCGCTTCCGGCTGGACAGACATCAGCCGGCGGTTACTGCTCCAAAGTGGTATTGACGTGGAAATGTTCGTGCAGAACGAACTGATCCAAACCCTGGCGCGTCTGATCGAAGTCGCGGCCCTGCACGGCACGAATGCCGATGGCCAGCCGAAGGGATTGATTAATCAAGATGACGTGAATAACCCGGCCGTCACCGTTGACGTTCCGACCCGCGCCCAGATGATAACGTTCCTAACGCAGATCATGACTGACAATGCGGAAATGGACGGTCAATCATGGTTGATGCGCGCCAATGGCATGGGCCTGCTGGCAAACACACCTAATGGTTCGGTGACGATACTCGACGTGGCCGGGACCGAAAACGTGGGCGGCGGACCGC